GTATGAACAGTGGAAAAAAGATAATCCTGAATGGGATAAAGATTGGACTGCTGGAGTTGCTGGTGTCGGAGAAGTCGGAGACTGGCGAAACAAGATGGGTAAATCTCATCCTGGATGGAATGAAATCATGAACAAAATGTCAAAACTACCTGGATCACAAGTGGAGTGGTAATATGCCAAGAGCAAGAAAAAAGAATCAACCAGATATTAATGGTATGAGTGTCAAACAGTTGAAGAGAAGGAAACCAATCAATTATGATTACCTTCTTGACATCGAACCTCTTACAGATAACCAACGTGTTATGTTTGAGGAGTATGCTAAAGGTCAAAACCTATTTGTTTATGGTGCTGCTGGTACAGGTAAAACATTTGTTGCTATGTACCTAGCTCTTCGTGATGTATTGGATGAAAATACTCCATACGAAAAAGTTTATGTGGTTAGGTCTCTAGTTGCTACACGAGAGATTGGTTTCCTCCCAGGTACACATGAAGATAAATCTTCACTGTATCAAATACCATATAAGAATATGGTAAAGTATATGTTTGAGATGCCAGACGATGCTTCGTTTGAAATGTTGTATGAGAATCTTAAACACCAAGAAACTATTTCTTTCTGGTCTACATCTTTCCTTCGTGGAACTACACTTGACAAATCTATTGTTATTGTAGATGAATGTCAGAACCTAAACTTCCACGAACTCGATTCTATTATCACTCGTGTTGGTGAAGATACTAAGATCATCTTCTGTGGTGATGCTAGTCAGTCTGATTTACAACGTAGTAATGAACGTTCTGGTATCATTGATTTCCAACGTATTCTTCAACAGATGAAAGAAGTTTCTCTCGTTGAATTTGGTGTGGAAGATATTGTACGTTCAGGTCTTATCAAATCATATATTATTGCTAAAATTAATCTAGGATTCTAATGAAACAGTTTAATCATGTTGGGTTGCTTGAACCCATTGAAATGGACACCGTTACTATCGACGGCAAAAGACATTATGTTACACCCACAGGGTTCAAGCATCCCTCCGTGACAACTGTAATTGGAAACAATAGTAGGAAACAAAAAGTTCTTACTGAATGGAGAAAGCGAGTTGGGTATGAGAAAGCCCAACAAATTTCTACTAGATCTGCTAGCAGGGGTACAAGATACCATAAGATTGTTGAAGATTATTTCAACAACGATCTAGATCTTGAGAAGTACAAAGATACTCCGCTGCCTGTATTCATGTTTCATTCTACGGTCAAAATTTTAGATCGTATAAATAACATATACCTACAGGAAGCAGCTCTATATTCAGATCGTTTAAAGATTGCTGGTAGAGTTGATTGTATTGCTGAGTTTGATGGTGAACTATCCATCATAGATTTTAAAACCTCCGCTAAACTTAAAAAAGAAGAGCACCTCTATGACTATTATGTTCAGGAATGTGCTTATGCTTGTATGCTACAAGAGATTTACAATTTAAAAGTTAAGAAATTAGTCACGATTGTTTCGTGTGAAGATGGCGATTGCCAAGTAAGTATTCAAACACCTAGAAAAGAATACTTCATTAGATTACAAGAGTATATCAAGGAATACGAAGAAAAAAATGCTAGAGATTTTGGAGGATAAATTTATGACCGCTGCGAAATTCTCGCAGGATGTGGAAAAGATTGCCGTCGAATATTCGATGAATTACATTGACGCTATCATACATTATTGTGAGAAAAATGAAATTGAAATAGAGTCTGTTCCTAAATTAATTTCTAAACCATTAAAAGATAAGCTTAAGTTTGATGCCCAAAAACTTAACTATATAAAGAAAACATCTAGAGCAAAATTGATGCTGGTTTGATATGTCTGAATTTTTTAAATCCGAAATGGTTCGTGGTGACATACAGGAAATGTTTGAAATGCAGAAGTATTGTTTTCAATGCTCAGTAGCATTTCCTGTGCTCACTAAAGAAAAGAAACTAGAATACTTTGATGTTCTAGAACAACTGATTGAAAAACAAAAGATCTTCAATGCTAGGTTGTCTCTCAGTGATGATCCAGAAGCTATTGATATGGCAGAACAGATGAGACAAGCAGCAGTTATGTTGGGAGCAAATCCCGATGTAAGTATTTCGATGATGTTTGATGACCTTTTAAAGAAACTTTCTATCATGAAAGAAAAGGTACTGGCAGAGGGTTGACGCCGCCCCCTGCCCGTGGTATGATGACTAAGTGATCGGGCGTCACACAAACCAAATCCTAATTAATCCGAGGTAATCCTATGTCCTTTGCTGACCTTAAGCGTAAGTCCCAGAATAGTTTTGAGTTTCTTCAGAAAGAACTTGAAAAGACCGTCTCTACTGGCGGTGGTGCTGATGAACGATTCTGGAAACCAGAACTAGATGCTTCTGGTAACGGCTACGCTGTTATCCGTTTCCTGCCCGCTCCTAAAGGGGAGACCGTGCCCTGGGCGAAACTGTACTCCCATGCCTTCCAAGGTCCTGGTGGTTGGTACATTGAAAACTCTCTCACTACTACTGGTGGTAAAGATCCAGTTGGTGAAGTCAACCGTAAACTGTGGAACAGTGGTAGTGATGAAGATAAAGAAATTGCTCGTAAGCAGAAGCGTAAGCTTGCTTACTACAGCAACATTTATGTGGTGAAAGATTCTAAGAATCCCGAGAACAACGGTAAAGTTTTTCTCTATAAGTATGGTAAGAAGATCTTTGATAAGATCCAAGCAGCAATGCAACCTGAGTTCCAAGATGAAACTCCTGTGAATGTGTTTGATCTGTGGGAAGGTGCTAACTTCAAACTGAAGATCAAAACTGTTGCTGGTTATTGGAACTACGATAGTTCTGAGTTTGATTCTCCTGCTGCTTTGTCTGCTGACGATGAAGTTCTTGAAGGTATTTACAATCAAGAATATAGTCTGGAAGCTTTCACTGCTGCTGATCAATTCAAGTCCTACGATGAACTTGAGCAGCGTCTGAATCTGGTGTTGGGTCTCACCCAAACTCCTGCTAGTGCTCGTGCTGCTACTGTTGTGAATCGTATGGATGATGAAGAGGAAGAGTATTTTTCTGCTCCTCCTGCCCGTCGTGAACCTGCTCTACCTGTAGTAAACTCTACTAGTGTGGATGAAGATGACGATGCTCTCAGTTACTTCGCTCGACTTGCTGAAGAAGATTGATAAAGTGAAGGGGGTCTTGACCCCCTTTTTTTATATCCCAGTTTTCTTAACTTGATTGCTAATATAATCAGTTGAATTTTTATACAGATTTGTTTTCCTAAAATCTTCTATAAAAGCAGAGAGATACTTTGGTTTTAATAAATAAATTTCTCTTTTCTTTTCGTTTTCTATAGTCTCATAATCAAAAACATATATAGGTTTTGATACAGCACTGCCTGCTACAGTAACTACTGTCTCGCCGTCCCAATATTTGAATGGTGTGTTGTAAAATTCCTCGTCAACAATTAAACCAGATTTTAAAGCAATTACATCAACTCCTTGGTTAGTATATCCTGCTTTAACTTCTATAGTTTCATAGTGATGAACAGTACTGTATGGATCTTCATATTGTTTCTCACAAAATTTTCTTAAATCATTTTCTGATAGTGGTACATCAAATAATGGATTGATCATATTGTTTGTAAGTACAATAATCCAATCGTAAAAAGGATTACCGTATGCTTTGTTTGCTAAAGTATCTAATCTTTCACCATCTTTTAAAGAATACTTTTTAAATATTACACTGTAAGAAAAAGCATCTTCATTTACTTTGTATCTTCTGAAGAAGTTTTTAGCAATAGTAAAATCAGATTCCGAAAATGGATACTTGATTGGTTTGTTATCGTATTTAACGAACGGAATATAGGAGAAATACATTAGTAGGTAGCTCCCGTAGTGCTTATTTCTTGACGGTAAACTAGTTTTGTTTCAGTAAATCCCAATGATAATTCAATTGCCACTGGAGATTTTTGTGAGTTGCCTAGAGCACCACCGTAGGTAGAGTATGCTCCATCAGGAGTGTAGTTAATATCAACACTAGTTATAGCAGATGTTTTAAATTGGGATACATATTCATTTGGTTTTGAACCAGACATGAATGTTACTCCACATAAACTAGGGACACCAATATAATTACTGTTGTTGTCTCCTGTCTTATTATTATCATTTGAAAGAAATGCTGCTGCTTGTGACCAAAAATCAGCAGCTGCTGCTGAGTAACTGGGTAAAGAAGCTTTTTTAAATGTGTTTACTATCTCTCTAATTTCATCCGCTTCGCCACCGTTTCTTGGGGCGAGTTTAAATTTAAGTTGAAAACTTCTTAACTCAAAACTACCAAACATTAGTTCTGTGTTTGGATTTAGAATAACTCCACCAATACCACCTAAAACATCTTGTAATCCTACATCACCACCGATACCACCAGGCAAATTATTAACAGCTGACGCCACTGCTTGAGCACCAACGCTAGGTCCTCTTTGAACTAACTTACCTAACTCACCAACTAAATTTGTAAATCCACCACCAACGTTTCCTGTTGTTGGTGGACCAGCAGTTCTCAGTAATCCAGCTCCAGCATTTGTGAATCCTTTACCAGTCCAACCAATGCTAGTTCCAGTACTAATATCTTCTGGCATGTATAATAAAATAGTTTTCAATTCTTCGTCACGTTTTAGTTCGGATTGATTTGATGATTCGTTATATCTGTTTAAGGAAGCATTGGTAGTTCCATCGATTACATTACCATCTTTATCTACTTTAGGAGCGCCAGTTCCACTAGTAGTAAAAGGTGGTTTGTATTTGTAAAAATCAAAACGAACATAATCGGTAAAGTCTTCATAGACATTACCTTTAGGATATTTTAAAACAGATCCAGAATTACTATAAGATTTTTTAAACCCTATAGTTATTTTTTCGTCTGCCATTATTCTGCCATCTCCTTAGATTCTATACTGCCGTAACCTTTAACAACACGTTGAGCTTTTAATTTATCTGTATATTTGTCGTTGGTTTCATTCCAAACTAATTGTCTATTGTACGGCATTTTACCAGATCCAGATGTAGTAACAAAATCTTCAACAGGTAACAATATACAAGTCTCCCATTCTAGACTTGCTAAATCAACGAACAAACTTTTTACATGATCATTAATATATTTATGGATACAAACCTTGGGTATTTCAATCTTACCTTGTTTCAATTTATTAATGATAGGTATTCTTTTCTTTGGTTCTATGTAATGTAAATTTGCTCCAATGATATGGTCACCCGTGCTTCTCAACACATATACTAGAGGGAATCTATCATAGTACGGAAGATATTTCATCTTCGCTTCGTATTCAAAGAAGTAAAGATGACCCATGATTGCTCTACGTCTGAGCATATTTACATCTTCAAATTTTTCTTCATCTAATTTATCTTTTCTTTCGTCCTTAATTATTTTTTCTGGTTCTTTTTTGTATTCAGAAGCTAAACGATTGACCGTTTGTTTATACCAACTGAGTCCTTTCTTTTCTCCATCGCTTGCTTCGATTATTTTTTCAAATAAAGTTACATAACCTTTTGATGTATCAACTTTTCTGGCAGTGGGATTAAATCCTACACCAGAAGTTGAAGATTTTTTTGCCATTTCTATACTCCTAAGTGATCTTCGGTGAGTATCAAAAATTTCATCTGCCGATCCTCACAAAAGTCCTTAGCCGCTTCCCACTTAGCTTTATTTTTAATGAACGTTAGGACTTCTCTTTTCCAAGCAGCAGTTTTACGTTTTGGTTTTTCATTTGGTCCAAGTACTTGCCTCTTTGGTTTGATTTCTATAATGTATTTTGTAATAGCACCATCTCTACTCTTTACTTTGATATAAAAATCGGGATAATATCTATGAAATTTCCCGTCAGTAGGACAACGGTATGGTACAATTACTTCTTCACTTCCCCACTCAATGATGTTGGAATTTGTGTCACAAAACACCATAAACTTTCGTTCCCACATCGAACGATAGATAATCCTGGTTGGATTACCTTTGTATTTTTGGGGGTTGGTAGGCTTATATGTTCCAGAATATGCCATAAATATAAATAAACCAACACATATATTTAGTGTGGCAATAAACCTAAGCAAATCAAATAAATCTATTTCCAGTTTCATAGAAACAGTTGCTAAAAATGGCGGCATGTCATATAGCAACAGCTTTGATATAGAAATAAGATTGCCAGATCCTTTAGCACAGAGGATGGCATCGTTTGGTATAGTTAGTAGTGCTGGATCAAAACTTATCAATAGTACAAACCCTTCTGATCCTGGGGCGGTGATAAAATTATTCTGTGATGAAGCACAACTGCCTAACATCCAAGCAGCTACTGGATCTATAACTGGTATATTCCTGGGAGAAGGACAAATTAATTATCCACACACCAGATTATATTCTGATTTCCAGTTGTCATGGATGTGTGATGCCAACATGACACCTTTAAAATTTTTAGAAGTTTGGTATAGTTTTATCTTTCAGGAGATGGATACTAAAGGATTTAAAGTTTCTGGAAACTATCAGAAGAGAAAATCTCTAGATGAATTAAAAAGTGGTGCTGGATCTAATGGTGGTAATGCTTTACTGAGAGAAAAATCTGTTCGATTAAATTATCCAGATGCTTATCTTTCGGATATTATTATTACCAAAACAGAGAAAGGAAGGAATGGTCCTAACAGTAGAGCATCTATATCATACTCTATGATTGATGCTTATCCATATAGTATTGATGCTGTTCCTTTATCGTATGGTGCCTCCCAAGTAACTAAAGTTTCTGCTAATTTTTATTACAGCAAGCACTTCGTAACTCACAATAATATCCAGGGGTATGTTGGATAAATATTAGTACGAAAGTGATTGTTCGCTATGCCTTTACCAAAGCCTACTGTACCAACTTATGAACTTGAGTTGCCATCTACAGGAAAGAAAATTAAATATAGACCATTTCTAGTTAAGGAAGAAAAGATTCTATTGCTAGCAATGGAATCAGAAAACGAAAAAGAAATTGAGAATGCTGTAAAAGATATTTTAAAAAATTGTATTCTAACTAGAGGTATTAAACCAGAAGATCTTGCCTCGTTTGATTTAGAATATTTGTTCTTAAAAATTAGAGCAGCTTCTGCTGGTGAAGAGATTTCAATGAAAGTTACTTGCTTAGATGATAATCAAACTGTAGTTGATGTCAATATAAACTTGAATGATATTGAAGTTTATAAACCAGAAGGTCACACAAATAAAATTATGGTTGATGATAGTATTGGTATCGTCATGAAGTATCCTGCTATGAATAATTTTATTAACATCACATTACTAGAGAATGATTTAGAAACAACGGACGAAGTATTTGATATGCTTACTGGTTGTATTGATCAAATCTTCCAAGGAGATGAAGTGTGGGAAGGATCCACTACACCTAAGAAGGAAATGCTTTCATTCATTGAAAGCTTTACTCAAAAACAATTCGAAAAGATTCAAGAATTTTTCGATACTATGCCTGTGCTTCGTCATGAATTTACTGTTGTTAATCCCAACACAGGAGTAGAATCTACATATACGTTAGAAGGTCTACAATCTTTTTTCGGATAAGTTTGTTCTATAATAACCTAGAAAATTATTATAGAACAAACTTCACTCTAATGCAAGAATATAAATATAGCTTGACAGAGATTGAACATCTAATACCTTGGGAGAGGACAATCTATATCTCCTTATTGAATCAATATATTAAGGAAAAAGAAGAACAGAAAGCTCAACAGAGATGAACCCAGAAAACACTCCAGAATTAGAAGAAAGGAATGTTGAACTCTCTATTAGTGAGGTGCAATCTGATGATACAAAACAACCTGTTAGTATAGATGTTGAGGCTCCTAGCGAAGACCTTGCCGAAAGAATGGCAAGTGCTTTTGATAGAAATTTAGATAAACTAATACAAGATGTTCAGGCACCGCCTCCACCTGTTAAACTTAAAAAACCTAAGAAAGTAAAACAGGTAAAGGTAAAGAAAGTAAAGAAAGTAAAGGTAAAGATTTCTCGTTATCGACCTATTGAAAAAGGAAAGGATGCTAATTTCAATGCCTTTCTGGGTCGTAAAATTATGTCTGCTTTTTCTTTAGCAGCAACTGCTAGAAAGAATGCTAAGGAAGCAGGGTTACCACCAAGAGCAAAAGGATTTTTCTTGAAACAAGCTCTAGGATTTGAGTTTGGTGGGGATCTTATCAATAGAACTAGAGGAATGGTTTCTAGTGATCCTTCTCAAGAACAAGATCCATCTTTATCTAAGGGCGAAAGGTTTGCTGCTAAAATACAAAATATAAAACCACCTTCCGAACCAGTAAAAGTAACTCCTAGTTCAACTGTAGGTACACCATATACACAACCATCTTTATTTGATACTGGTAAATATACTGCTGTCGTTGACATGACAATAGGACAGCAACTTAAAGAGGCAGCTAAAAATTTACAAAAAAGTTTTGAACGAGTAGATAAATCACTATCTAATCTATCAAAAACTAAAAAAGAATCTATACAAATATCTAATAAAGAAAATAACGGTCACAGAAATTTTATCAAATAAATTTTCTGAGGTTAAGAACTCTATTAAAGAAAATAATATA